AGAATGTCGGAGCGTTGTTTCCGTCTACTACTATTAACTTACTGTTACCATCAAAGTTGTATCGTTCAAAGTCGTATGTCGTTGCACTTGTTCTGCCAGTATCTCTTTCTGTCCAACTAGACCCTGCAGGAGTTGCACTAAATATTTTCTCTCCTCTAGCTGCAACTACCAAGTCTCCAAAGGTTGCCACCATAAGTATGGGTTCACTTGAGGAGCTTGTTGAGGGTACTATGGCACTTACATACTTACTAAAGCCATTTATTCTTCTGTAGCCACCCTCTATGTCTGGCTCAAAGTTTTGTAGCTCTAATGCCTCTCCGGGTTGCATCATAAAGGTAGAACGGTTAAGGACTAATCCACCTTGACAGTTAAACGCAGCAGGACTTGTCTGCGAAAGATCAGGCATTAGTTTAATGCTCCTGAGCTAAAGTAACCTGTAGGTTGTTGTATCATAGTGGATCTCACATACTCATATTTGTTTACTAATAAACTCTGCATATTCTTGATGCCTTGCTCAAACCGACTGAAGTTCAATTGATACTGCGTTGTTTCCCCTCTGTACTGATAGAGATACGCTGTAGCTCCATCTATTATTACAGGATCAAATCGTGCAGGTATTGTTGTTGTGCTGTCGTGTGCAGAAAGATCTGTTGGAAAAGCAAAGTAGTCGTACTTTAGTGTGTAGGCTCTGTTAGGAAACGGAAACAAAAGAAAGTTATTATCTAGCGTCCTAACTATAAAGCGTGGCACTGCTCCCCTATCAAACTGTGCAACAGATGTGCCGTTAGCGTGTGTTGCTGCCGTTGTTTCGTTAGCTCCTCGTGTACACCCTGTTAGAGTGTTAGTGCTAATACCTGTGTATGTTATCTCTTCGTTTTCTATAAAAACTTTCCCAGTGCTGTCAAAGCCTGTGGAACTTGTAAGGTCTATTTCTGTTTCAGTAGCATCTAGTGCTTCTGCTAATGTTGTCGTTGTTATTTCATCTTCTTGAACTACGTACTCATTATTTACATATTCGTTGTACTGTAGTATACTGAGGTTTGCACCTGATGCTCCAATGGTGGAGTCTTTTACTATTCTTGCTGTATTGTAGTCTACATGCTTTGCATCTGTGGGTATGCTGTATCTAACAATTCCCGGAGATAGTGTTTGTGATTTAGTGGTGTGATTAAAGGGATATTGAAACTCCCTTTGATTAATGTATCGTATAGATTCGTTAACAGCGTTTTGTGCTTGAATCTGTATACCTCTCGCATTAGAGAAGTTAGAAGAGGTGAGTTGCACTTCGTTTAATCTTGCTAATACACTATTTGTTAATGATAAAAAAGTTGCCATTCACCTTGCCTTAATAAAGTAAGAGGCAGGTTGCCCTGCCCCTCACAAATTTATGATGTTACGCTAATAGATCCCTATCTACGTCAACAGCACCGTCTGCAGCAAACGCATTTACTGTTTCATCGCCTATTGGAGAAATATCCATAAGCATAGCAAAAATACGAATCTTACCTGCATTTGGGGCAGTAGATGTAGCCTGTAGCTCAAGATCAAGTGTGTCAGCAGAACCTAAAAAGAAAGGAACTCCTGCTTCTGCTGAAGCTGTAAGATAGCCAAGACCTGATGACAAGTTAGATGCGTCATCATCTATATCTACGGCTGCTACATACTGGTCAACATCTGTTATACCTAAGTTAACAGTGTTGCCATCAGCACCTGATTGAACACTTTCGATCATCTCAGCACCTGCGTATAGTACACAAGTGTCAGCAGGTATAGTTATCGCTTGCACGATGTCACCTGCAGAAAGAGCGTCAATATCAGCGTGTGAAAAGTCTAGAGTGGTTTGCACCATGTATGGAGATCTGCTTGGATTTCCAACACCTCTAGCACTTACTACTAATGAAGAAACTGTAGCCATTGTATAATCCCCCCTTACGCTGTGTTATATTTGGCAGTCACGATAGCCTCTGGTCGGAGGATCTTTCTACCATATAGATGCATACCACGCACGATGTCAGCAAAGCTGTCAGGGTCACGGTATGTTTCAGTTTTGCTGAGTTGTTCAGCAGTTGCAACAGCAGAACCATGACCTGCAACAATAACACCAAAGTTGGCATTTTGGTTTGCAGTGCCTGATGTTCCTGCGCCTGTTCCAACAGCAGGTAGGTTACTAGACACGTATAGTCTAAATCCTGCAATGTTAGTTAGGGCAAGTCCATTTTTTAGTTCGGCTGCGTTGAAGTCAGCATTTACCAACTTGGAGTTTTCGTCCCCTAGTAACTCCATGAAGATTGGGTCAACAACCAACCATCTGTCCTGTGTATCAACTTGTTGTTGATTTAACAGTCTAGACATTCTGTTGATGATTACCATTGGAGTAACTGCAGCTGTTGAAACAGCAGTTGCACCCGGAGCTAAGTTTGCAACAGGAATTGAGTGATCCCCTGCTGATGAAGTTGTAATACTCGCAAAAGAGCTTTTTATTAACTTCATTGAGGTTAGAAGCTCGTCAGTACCTGCAGTGCTTACGGCTACTGAGCCGTTAACAGAGTCGTTGACAGCACTTGCCACAGCATGTAACGATCCTTGCTTATAACCTGCCATGTATCCAAGAACTTCTTGGTCATACTGGTCAGCAAGTCTATATGCAGCTCTGTCGGTTGCGAGTTGCATAAAGTTTATGTGGCTGTGTGCCTCTTCGATGTCATCCATCTTGAAGGCATAATAGTTAGACTTGTCCACAGTAAGTGTAAAGTCTTCGTCATCAAGGTCTTGTGCTGTGACTTGTGTGCCACGAGCGTAAGCCTTGACTGAAATTTCAGGTTCTTTGATAATCCTGACAGTATCGCCCTGATTAGCAATTTCCCCAAAGTAGTCGGAGTTGGTTATATCTCCAACAACAGTTGACTTACGAAACGCAAGTTGTACCTGTTTGGAGTATATTACAGGACTAAAATTACCGTTGGGTAAATTTTGATAGCCTGTAGCACTTGAAAAAGCCATAATGAATCCTCCTTTTGGCTAGGTTAAGAACTAAACACTTTGCTATCAGAGGCTACGCTTTTTTAGAGTTGCATCGTTACTTGATTACATGATTTCAAATGAGATGGGTCTATACTTGTCGTAGGTAGTCAGACAATATATGTTTGTACGTGTTAGTTATATTTAGAAAAAATGCCTTGTCAACACTTTTTTATCGTGCCGCACCAGATAAATCATATACAAACTTACCTGTTCGCATTGCTTCCATGATAGCTTCCTGATTTTTAGCATACTCTTTGTCTGACATTTTATCTACTTGGGACTCCCTAATGTAGTTGTTAGACTCGTCTGCTGTCGGGGAAGCTTTTGATCGGGTATTAACAGCGGATGCAGCAGACTTATTGCTACTCTTTTTAATACCCTTATCGACTTTGTAAAGATCTATGACTCTAGCCACAGACTTAGCATCATCGACATTCTCATAAAGAGCATCCTGCACCCATTTCGGTTGCTCGTCTGCCCAATCGTGAAACTTATCGTCCTCACGTATATCTGTAAAGTCTGGATGAAGCTGTAAAAGTTCTGCCTCTGCCTTTTGCTTTACTGCTTCTACACGCATACGCTCTATGTCTTGTACACGTTTATCAAGATCTGTGGAACGCTCTCTAGCTTTTTTATCAGCTATGGACTCCACTATACCTGCAACGTCAGGATATTTTTTAGACCACTCAGCTATTTCATCTTCAGACTTGGGTAATACCAACTCATTTCTAGCAGCTTTTGATAGCTGTGATTCAAGAGCTTTAATTCTTTCCTCAGTATCTTTATCTTTACTTGCCATGTGTCTCCGTAGATCACCGTATCTTTTCTTAAAAGAAAGCTCCTCTTTTGAAAGATCCTTATCTTCCTTTGTTGCTTCCTCTCCCTTTTCAGGATTAGATGCTTCTTTGACCTCTTCAGTGGGTGCAATGCCTTCTTCTCTGGCTTTGATAAGTTCTTGCAGTTCCTCCTCATCTTTTTTGATACGCTCTGCGTTTTTGTTTTTGCGAGAACGTGGATCAACGAACCCTGCTACTTTTACTTTTTCTACGTTTTCTAACTCTGGCATAATATTTACTCCTATTGTTGGGGCTGATTCTCATCAGGTAGCCATTTTACCACCAAGACCATTCTTGATGTTACGCTTTTTTGGTTTAGTTTTCTTTGGTCGTGAGGCTAAACCACCCTCTTTAAAGCCATAAGTAGGAGATAACTCTCCTGAGGCTGTAAAACCTGTAAACGCTTCGTGGTATGCTCTGTCTGCGGCAAATGCGTCACCTGTCTCCATAAATACGTTTTGGCTCTCTTCCCTTGCTTTATCCATACTAACTCCGGGAATTTTTCTTTCCTCTTTCTTAGGGGCTTCTTTCTTTTCTTCTTTTTTCTTTTTTGGCTCACTCTCTGAGGGCTTAAACTTTAATGCGTCCTCAACAGCTTTTTTAGCAGCGTCCCTCTGTTCAAGGAAAGCTTTAGCATCCGTAACTTTTCTTTTACCTGTTGTGGGTGGCTCGTAGTCTAAAAATCCCTGAGGCATATCTGTCTGAGGTAACTTTCCACTTTCAGCTTTTGGTTGTCCTATAGTTGGTTCTGCCACAGAAACACTTGGTTGCTCAGGAGCTAATGCAGGAATGTCTTCTCTCTTAACTTGCGTTTTTTCTGCAAACGCATCCGTAGTCGGTGGAGTATACTTTGGAAATGTAACTCTAGTTGGTGGTGTTGTCTGTCCAGTAAATTCTTTTGGTGGTTCTGCCTCTGGTACAGAAAGTCCTGCTATAACCGCCTCTCTTTTCCTAAACTCTTCGTTAGACATAATCTGATCTTGTACTACAGGCACATCTGTTTTTAGAGATGGATCATTTAGCACAGGAGCGTATATATTGTCAGTGTCTATTTTTTGTTCTTCTGTTATTTTTGGAACAAGGCTTGATGCTTGTTCTTGCGCTATCTCTGGAGCAAGAAAGTCTAAATCAGACGGTTTACGTAAAGGATCTTTGACCTCTTGAACTGCTCCTGCTCCAACTTTTAAGCCTGTAAAGGTATGTTTTCCTATCTTTAATTCACCGTGCTTGGCTACTTCTTTGTTATACCAATAGTCTGAACTGTTTAAACTGTCTTGAGGTACAGCATTTTTATTCAAATAGTAGACTGCGTTATTTGTATTATCAACAAAACGAGGATCTCCATACATAATACCGTCCACAATTCTAGCTGCTTGCTTGTAAGCTTTACTTGTTGGTTTAAATCTATTTGGGTTGTTACCTCCCTTGCCAGAATCATTCCAAGTAGAAAACTGACCATATCCTTTACTGCTAGTTGCTGTTACAACACCTTTTATAGTTTGTCCGTTCCACTCTCCCATAGAGTTTTTTTCAGGACTCCACGTTCTAAAAAATCTTCCATCTTCCATTCTGTTTTTAATTACGTTTGCGACTGCAAGTTGTCCTGCAAAGTCTTCACCACTTGATTCACCTAGAATAGTTTTTACCCAAAGGTCTTTATCTTCCTTTGTTATTTCAAATGTTGGTTTATCTACTGGCGTAAAAAATGGACTTTCTGCTGCGTCAGCTTTCATACTAAAAAATCCATCTTTATCCTGTTCAACCAGTCGTGTGTAGTTTTCAGGTGTAACCGTTTCGTAGCTTAAGACTTCTTCTTTAGGTTTAGTCTCATCTAATATTCTTGCGGCTTTTTCTGCAACAGATTCTTCTACCTCTTCCATTTCTGAAGAAGGTAATGTTTTCTCATCAACAGGTGCGTCTGTTTCTCCTGCTTTGTAAAATTCTCCCTCTAGTGGTGTAGATTCCACACCCTCTTTAAAACTAGATACATCAGGTAGTAGCCCCTTTTCAAAACCTGCTTGATCATAAAGAGGTACTCCTGTGGTTTCTCCCTTTTTACCTGTAAAGTAGTTACTAACAGACTCTATTAAGCCTGTGTTCTTTGCAACAGTAAGAACCTGTTGTAGTGCTAGTATTTCTTGTGAGCTTAGTGAGTCTCCTGTAGCAGGATTTACTCCTGATCGTAAAGCTTTGTCTGCATAAGAACGAGCTGCACTTTCACTCATTCTTTGCAAGAAACCAACCACAGGTACTTTAGCAGTAATATCTGCTAGTGTGCTATCAGCTTGACTTATGTATCTCTGCCAGTCCTCTGGTTTAAACTCGGCAAAAGTTTTTGGTGGGGCTTGCATGTCATCAAATGCACTAGGTAGATCAAAAGCAGTTCCTGTTTGTCCACTTGCTCTAGCTCTTTCTGCCTCACTCTCTTGTCTATCTCTATCGTCTGACACACCTCCTGCGCCCCCTGTACCTGCTACATCGGAAGCTGTAAACTCTGGTGGTATATACTGCATTGGTTTGCCGTTAAAAAAAGGCACAGATATTGTTTTACCTGTTGTTGGATTAGTAAAGTTTCTAAGTTGAAAACCTAGTCCCTCTGCACCCATAGAGCCGTATCTTTGATTTGGTGTGAACGGTTGTCCAAAAGCAGTCTCGTATGTTCCTGTATCACCACCGTTAGCAAAACCCATAATACCGCCTCTGTACGCTTCTGTCACCTCTAGCTCCTCTAAAGCAAAAGGTAATTCATCTTGTTCTTCTACTGGCTGTCCACCGATACGTCCATCTGCTTCCATTCTTTGCAGACCAATCTTAGCTTCATCCCGCAAGTCTTCAAATTTCTGTATGCCGTGATATCGAACAACATCAGCAGGTACAACATATTCGCCCTCACTTAACATTGCAGGAACATCATCTCTAACTTCTTCTGCCATACTACCTGACGGTACTTCATTTCCGCTTACTGGATCTCTTTCTACACCGTCATCAGCAAGGACACCGCCCTCGTTCATAAAAGCCATTTCCATTTGTTGTTCCATAACGTCCCCACCTTTGTTAAGTTTTTTTACAGCACCGCCTCTGTTGAATTTAAAATCTTCTGCTTTTCCTATCTTTGCTTTTTTAGCTAAAACTAAACCTCCTACCTGAATAACCTCTTCAGCACTTAGCACAGGATCTCCTGTTTCTCTACTGTAAAAGTACCCTCTCTTAGTAGGATCATAGCCAACTTGTGTCCACTCATCATCAATAAAAAACTTTTGCGCTTGTTTGTACGCTGCATTATCTGTGGTGTTTAAAAACTCCCCTGTCATGGTAGCGAAAGGATGTTTATTGCCTTGCATTTCTGCTTTAGCTTTTTTCATGCCCAAACTTTCTTCTAAATGTTTAGGACCTGTAGCTACATTTTTAGCAAAGTCTTGTGCTTTAATATCTTCGGGCTGAATAAAAGAAACATTTTTTAAGTGTACTGTTGGGCTGTATACAGTAGGGGAGGCATTTTCTTTTAGTAATTTTTTTGCATCTGCTGAACCGCCTGTAATAGTTGGAATCCATGTGTCATAATCGGTGTATGCAGGTATGTCCAGTCTAACGTCCACCAATGTACCCTCTGGAATATTAGTTTGCAGACCTACTATACCT